TGTATGTGTTCTGGGCTTCTTCTACAAACTCATTGACACACAGAATCTTACCGCCTGCAAGTCGATATCCTGTAGAAGAACCACCCCCACCAGCGAAAGTAGAGATGACATTGAATTTGTTTTGGTTGGATGCTTTAACAACATCTTCTAGATTATATGGCGAATAAATCATTCTTGTTCCTCTCATAATTATCTCTGCAAACGTCCATCATTCTTTTTCTATTTTTAAAATTTATCTCACTATTATTTAGCAGACCTTCAAACAACTTGTCTACTCCAGCATTCAAGTGTAAATTTTGATGTTGTTTTATATTACCATATTTTTCTAGTTCTGTAAAGTCTTTTCTGATAATTTCTTTTTGTCTTGGTGTGTTGACTTCTTGCCAACTCTTAGACATAAGTAAACTTCTGATATCCATACTATCTTTATATGGAGCTACATGAACTTTGCCGTGATTTTCTGCAAGTCTAGTATGTTCTTTGTATCCAGCACAATCTCCGTCTAGATATTCTGTTCTAAACTCATTCCAGTTTAATCTCTTTTGATTATGTTCTTTACAATATTTAACATAATTTCTTTTCTTCTTAAAATTAGAGTATCGCATCATAGCTTTCTTTGATACACCAAAATATCCATCTGCACCCCATCCTGTCAAAACATACTTTTCGGTAATCTCTGGGTAAACATAAAGAAAAGGGAAAACTGTTTCAAAGTGGGTCTTTTTACGACAACCATGTTTAACAAGTCTATGCCAATCATCTTCTAAGTTTGTTTTCGGAACAACAATTGTTTTACAATTCCAACCCATATTATCAGAGAACTCTCTTGCAGTTTTGGCATCATAAGATTCTTCACCATCTAAATGAAAAGTGTATGGTTGAACCTTCTTTCCAACATCATGGGCAGCAATAGCAACTGACAAAGAATCAACACCACCAGATAACAATACAGCAACTGCATTATCTTGTGCAGTATCAATTATATGTTGTTTAAGCAGCTTCTTTATCATATATCTTATTCTTCTTTGGTTCAAGTCTTGGAGCATCTTGGTGGCTGAAATGTCCTTTTTTACCACACTTTTCAAAAAGAGAAGTAATCAAAGGAACTATCTCTTTTTTCCTCTCAGGCCAAGCATCAAAATATTTCACATGAGATTTTTCTCCATGATAAAATTCACCATGCAATCTTCTTTTTTCATTGGAAGGATCAACCAACCATTTAACAATTCTTTCCATCCAATTAAATGAATTACCAGACTGTACTGTAGACAACATCATACAATCAGTATTCTCTGTCGATTTTTCCTCTTCTATTTTTTTTACCTTCGCTGGGGGATAATGAATAATATCCATATCGTCTGGGATATCGTCTAGAGTATTTTTTTGATAAAGCTTTTCTTTGAGTTTAGGACGAACACGATCCCAATCGGCGGGTGTTGCACCTAGAGAGTATGCCCGTTCTTTTACTTTTTCATCTGTATGGGATAAATTAAAGTCTACGATCAAACGAAAACAACTGTCAATGATTTCCTCTTCATTAGTATGCATACTACTAATCTTTTGTCTTTTTGCATTATCCCAACGCAAAATATCTTTTAAAGTATTTTCAGTGCATTTACTCCAAAGTTCTTTTGGTACAAAAACAACTTTCAATTCTTTTACTTTATGTCTAAGAGAAGGCCTATATACAGCTTCTATTGTATGTGTATTCCCTCCACGTTTATGCTTACCAGGCCCATAGTAATCTTCAAGTAGGATTGTTGGCCTCATATATTTCTCTAGATCTTTTCCATGAAATCCTAAAATATCTTTCTCAATTCTAGAAACGTGTGATTCATCAAGGTCAAACATACGAGGTTGAGCTCTTCTCATGTTATAAAGAGTTTCTACATCTTCTTTAGCTGTTCTGAATCCATTTGTAATACCATTAGTAATCTGAATATACAATTGAATTTGATTGTGCAAAGTTTTCTTAACACCGCCACTAACATTACTTGAATTGAAAAATCTTTCATCTTTTCTGGCGTCAATACCTTTAAGACACTCACTTTCTGATTTCAGAATATCACCATCTTCTCCAACTTTCAGACACAAAACTCTATGATCAAAACTTGCCATAGATTCATCAAATTCAATCTTACGTTTTTTTACTGAACCTGTGTAATTTGTACCCATAAAAGATTTTGTTGTAGATGCTGTATCAGAACCAAGATATCTGTCACTACCATTTTCATTAAAACCAGAAAAAATAATAAGATATAGGTATGATGAATTTTCATAATCATCATCATATTCTTCTAAACCATCCAAATAAACTCTATTAAGAGTATGTGGTAGTTTTTCTACATCTTCCCACATCACTGTATCAATATATTCAATTATTTTATTATCATTCATTATCATAGTCATGCGAAAAAATCCTCTAATGTCATTTGTGTTCCATAAGAACGGTCGATGTTCCACCCAATCTGATTCATAATAAATGTGAGCGGTTCAATGAACGCCTTCTCGAACTGTGTATCATAGTCCAAATGAGAGTAAATGTCAAGTTCTTTTGGTAATTTAGTCATAAAAGATATAACATTAGATTGCATACGATTTGGTGTACGCATATACAAGAACTTGATTTTCTCGCCCTCTTGGATAAGGGGATATTTGTTAATCAGCTTCTGCTGACGAACAAAGTGATTGTAAAGGATAACACCCTTAATGTGCATAGGTGTACCCTTTTTGAAAATACTGGAACTGTCACTCCAGTTACCGATACCATTTACTGAACGAGGGAATGCAATCTCTTCTGGAGGCAGTTTCATAAACTCCTCACGAAAATCTTGGATGAAGTTGTTCACATCATTCTCTGTACCAGACATGATAATCTTCAGACATTCCTTAATCTTGTTACGACAAGGTGCGGGCGTTGATGACTTGACTGCCTCGATACCCATAATCTTCAGAGATGGTTCGTTATATCGAACACCTTCAACATCCCACGCATTTAAGATGTAACGCTTCTTTGCAGTCCAGATACCTTTGTCTGCAATCACCTCACGTTTCATCTGCATCTTCTGATCGTATGCGTTTACATACGAAGCAAGAGCTTGATAACTGTTATCAATAAACGGTTCAATTTTCTCTTTAGCCACTCTGTCAAGGAAGTCCACACACCGCCCCGTATATGAACTTTCCGACTCATCGCTTCTCTTTTCAAGCACACTGTCAACCAATTTGTCAAAAGTAATATATACTGAATCCGTATCGCTCGCAATGACATAATCTACTCCTTCTGTTTTTAGAACTTTGTTTAGATACAAGTTTATAGATTTCTCAATCCAACGAATTGAAAGTTGTCCAGAAGTTGTGATGCCTTCTGCAATTCTCAAGTCATAATATCTAAACCATTCGTTACCAATCGCACCATAAGCAGAGTTCAATGAAATCTTACGGGCCATCTGAATGTTGTTATACCTTGAAACATCTTTCAGATATTTAGCATCCTTCGTATCTTCATACTGTTGTTTTGCCTGCAACATCTTCTTCTTGTAGATTGTACGGTCATCATACATCGTCTGCATCATCTCGGGCAGAAACCCTTGATGGTGTTTATGAAAGACTGCACCGTTTGGTGTGAATGTTGCATTGTCAAGTTTAGGAACAGGTTTGTTGTCTAGTAGATAGTCAACGTCAACTGAAACCTCTTGAGGCATTAGTGTTTCTGGTGAAATGTTGTACTGCATGATGAGGTGTGGATACAGTGAGTTCAAGTCGAATGACAGAACCCATTTGTGTTGCCCGACTTGTGGTTCCTTCACATATGCACCCACATACTTTTCACCTTTAGATTTGTGAGAAGTTTTCTGTGGGATAGCAATCTTTTTACTGAGAAGGTGGTTATAGATTAGAACATCCCAATACTTAACAGACGTAAAGGAATCAGAGATATTGACTTTAGCCTCATACGTCATAGTCAGAATGAGGTCGATAAGTTTCATCTTATCGTCAAGTCTATCGACAAGTTCAACGTCTTGAATGTTGTAGTCTAGGAATGACTGATAATCTTTTGTGTACCAATCACGAAATGTTTCATAAGGGTTTTCGTCTTTGCGTTCACCAAGTTCAACATAGGCAATATGGTCAAGCCGATATGATTCTTGTGCAGAGTAAGTAAACTTACGATACAGTTGAAGATAGTCAACCTCTTCTACACCAAGAATGTCATAGACTTGATCTTTGCGGCCGTAACCAGAGTTCACCATACGAGAACTCACAACACCCCAAGGCGATAGACGTTTCATTGCGTCCTCACCCATTACGGATTTGATACGGTTGCAAATATAGGGAATATCAAAGAACTCTGTGTTCCAACCAGTGATTACGTCTGGATGGTCACTTTCCCACCATGCAAGGAATTGAGCCAGAAGTTCACGTTCTGTCTGGCACTTAATGTACTGGACATCTTCCCTATCATTATGGTAATCGTGTAAACCCCAAACCTTGATACGTCCAGTGTCATGGTTTTTGATAGTAATAGACAACATAGGTTCAAGTGCTTGATCGGCATTTGGAAAACCGTTCTCACACTCCACCTCAATATCAATAGTGACAATACGCATTTGCGAACTGTCGAACTGAATTTGTTTTGGGTATTTTTCTGAGATGTAGGTATACGGAAAATTAGTCAGCCCATAAACTAAATGCGGCTGACTTTCATATCTTTCTACGAACTCTTTTGCTTCTTTGATTGTAAGGAATTTCATTGGATTGACATTCTTGCCATCCAATGTTTTCCAACCAGTTTCTTTTTGAACTGGTACATAAAGAGTAGGTTCGTACTTTACTTTAAAGTTAGAACGAACACCATTCTCTACGGCACGAACAAG